CCGGAAGAAGTAAGAGCTTTTATCATGGAGTTTTCCGAGTTCTTTCATTTGATTCCGGAAAAAGTAATTGAAAAGGCATTACTTGAATTACCGGAAAATTTAAAAAATGAATTTAGTTAGAGGTTAATAAAAACGAAGCAAGCCGCCGGTAGGGTGGTATTTTTATGGGGTGAAATTATGATAAAAACACACGTCAAAGGCAGTGATAAAAACTATCTTGCTACATGTTCAAAGTGTAACAGTGATGTTATTTACAGCGGAAACGATATCAACGGTGGCGAAAACGGTGTTCAACCGTATATCGAATGTTCCGAATGTGAAGAAACTATTTTTCACGAATATTGGAACGCAAGAAGATATAAAAGAGAAATCGAAGGAATTGAGGATTAGAGAACGTTAGAGCGTTCTTTTTTTCATGGTTTACAAGAACCTAAAACTTGAATAGTTATCCGTTTACAACGGAATTAAGGAGTACCAATAATGAGCGACAGCACAAATACAAACACTCCCGACCCTGCGGTAACAAATCAGGGAGAACCGCCAAAAACATTTACGCAAGAAGAATTAACCAAAATTGCCGCCAAAGAATCTAAGAGCGGTGAAAAGAAAGGTCTTGCGGCAGGTCTTGAACAGGGCAAATCTGAAACAAGAGCCGCAATGCTCGCTGAAATGGGATTTGATGAAGATTCCTATAAAACCTACCTTGAGGCTAAAAAGAACAAGGAAACTGACAGTGACCGTCTAACGGCGGCAAACAAGTTGGTAACTGATTTGAAGTCACAACTTGATACCGCAAACAACGAACACACAGCGACCCGACAAAAGCTGTCAGCTTATGAAGAACGTGAAATACTCGGTACGATGGGTATAACAGACGTAAAAAAACAAAAGATGTACGCTGCGACTATCCGGGAAGATTTAGCCGATGGGGTAACGTTCACTGACGCTGCTGAAAAATTCAAAGAGGATAACCCCGAACTCTTTGAAGCGACAGAAGAAAAACCGAAACCACCGCCGGGTGCGATATACGGTGGTCAAAAACAACAAAATACGAAGCCGGACAAAACGAACTTAACGGCTCAATTGTTCGGCACAAGATGAAAGGAAATCTAATATGCCAAACACTATAGAACTCAGAGACGGTATGGGTGGTCTTTTAGCACCGGAATTTGTGCCGGGAGTGATTGAAGCTGCAACACATAATTCCGTTGTGCTGTCACGTTTCAGACGTTTAAGAGACATGACGCAAGCACAAACGGTTATGTCAGTACGTTCGGAACTCCCTCAAGCGGGTGCAGTGGATGCCATCGATGAACCTGCACCGACAAAATTACCTGCAAGAAAACATATGAAACCCGTCACAACTCAAAGATTCGATCCGCTGAACATTTATGCGGGCGAATTTGCGGCAATCAAAGTATTCCGCGATGCCGATCTTTCTGATGCTCTCAACAACGGTTATGATATCGTAAGCGGTGATATTCCTCTAATTGGAGCACAATTCGGAGCGGCGATCGACCGTGCTGTATTTTGGGGTATTAAAAAACCTTACGAATGGAGCACAATTGATTCTCTGTGGAAAAGAGCAAATGATACAGGCAATGTCGTTAATTCGACAGGAAATCCGTATCTTGATCTTTTCGGAGAAGAAAGCGTTGCCGCTAAAATCGTAGCGTCCGGATATCCCGCAAACGGAATTGTAGCTAATCCGATGATGCAATTCACATTGAACGCATTAAAGGATGATGTCGGCAGACCTTTGTTTGTCGATACGATCAGAGAAGGTATACCGGCACGTTTGAACGGATTGACGTTCGATCTCCCGATGAATGGTATGTGGGATGCAACCAAAGCTAAAGCGATGGTAGCAGACATGAATAGTCTTGTATACAGTATACGAGAAGATTTAACATACCGCATTGATAGAAGTGCAACAATCGTTGATAACAACGGTTATGAGCATCGTCTCGCACAGCAAAACAAAACAGCGATTATTTTCCATATGAGACTCGGTTGGCAAGTTCTTGATCCTGTAACTCAGATGAGTGAAAGCCCGGTTCCGTTTGCGTTTTACTTGAACGAAGTAACGGACGGCTGACGTTAGGATCAGATAAAAGAAGTGATAACAATATGACGCATCGGGTTAAATACCCGGTGCGTCTAATGTTTCATATATTTAGGTGATTATTGATGCTTCATCCGGAATGGTTATTGAATAATTTCGATGAAATCACGCAATTATACAGCGATCTTCATACCGATATTTTAAAAAGTATAGCAAAGCATATAAGCGATACGTTGAAAGCAACCGGTCAAATCGGGTTGATGCCGTCAATGATAGCGCAGATAAATCATGCACAAGCAACCGGGTTGTTACGTGTCGATATAATAAATCATATAGCGACTACACTTGCAATAAGTAAGAACGAAATATTTAAACTTTTTGAATCAGCGGCTATAGACTCTGTTAAATATGACAACGAATCATACCGTGAAGCCGGAGTACCGGAAGTTGTGATTAGGCAATCTCCGACACTTAACAAAATCCTTGAATCCGGAATTAATAAACGAATGGGATCATTAAACAGGCTTACCGGTACGATTGCTATAAATAGTGAAGATTTATTTGAGAGGACTTTAAACACGGCATACAACAAAGTCGTTGCCGGTACACATTCATACACGGAAGCATTAAAAGACGGTGTTGCCGATATGCTTGATGAAGGAGTAAAAGTTTTTAATTATGAAAGCGGACACAGGATAAGCGTTGAAGCGGCAATGCTTATGAATATCCGAACGGGTGTATCTCAGACTGCGGCATGGATCACAGAACAGGCAATGCGTGAACGTGGTGCGACTCACGTTGAAACTTCTGCTCACATGGGTGCAAGAAACACCGGTGAAGGTCATAAGAATCACGAGTCTTGGCAAGGCAGGGTGTTTTTTTGGAAAGAGCTTGATAATGGTGAAGAACCAAAGATAGACAGAAATTATGCAAACCGTGTAAGTGAGTTACAAACAATAGCCACACCAGGCAAGGGAGATATAACATATGAAACAGGTGCAAAGGCAAGTAAAGAAGAACTAAACGCTTATCATTGGATACAGGATAATATTGGTGGAAACATAAAGGTACTTGAAGAACATAATATTAATGGTGTAAAGAATCCTGATGCTGAATGGAGAGGATCGTTAATAGATATAAAGCATACTTCTGGCAACACAAACACCCTCAGTAAAAGAATACAAGATGCAATGCGACAAACAGAAAATGGCGGAGCGTTTGTTGACATTAGTGGTGCTGCATACAACAATGAAGATGCTATTAAGGTAGCGATTAGCCGAATGTCGGGTCGTAATGGTGGTTATGTTATGCTAGTCCGAGATGGCGTATTAGTGGGATATATAAATAAATAAAGTAACCGTCCCCAAGCCCAAAGGGGCTTAAAGACAGTTACAGAGTGGCTTCCCACTTACTTGCGATTATAGCATAAAAAGATTTAACTGTCAATTATTATAAGAGATTTTATAGGTAAAAATATGTCAGAATATCCCGACTTCATACAAACAACCGGTTACGGACTTGCAGACGGTTTACATGGTGTAAATTGCCGGCACTCTTTTCGTCCGTTTTATCCCGGCATCACAGAGCCGCGATGGACACCCAAAAAATTGAAAGAATACGCGGACAAAACATATACATTCACCGGTGCAGATGGAAAAGAAAAAACCGTTGATGCTTATAAAGCTTCGCAAATAATGCGAAATTATGAACGCATTATAAGAAAAAGCAAGCGTAATATAGCGGTTTTTAAATCAGCCGGTCTTGATGCTCCGAAAAAAGATAAAGACGATTTAAAAGCAATACAGACGCGATTAAAACATTTCTGTGAAGAAACCGGATTGAGGCGACAACATTTCAGAGAACAGGTATGACAGGGGTAGTAGTATGGAATGGGTAGGATGGGAATATTATAATGAACATTACAGGATGAACTCCGACCCCGTTATTCCCGAATCGGAGTTTCTTTTTTGGGAAAAGCGATCAAGAAATATTGTCAATATAAACCATGTTGAACTTGATCCTGTACCGGAGATGATGAAAGAGTGTATTTGCGAAGTAGCGGAATATTTATATAAACATAAAGACGGTATAGTAAAGAGTTATTCCAATGATGGCAAAAGTGCAACAATGGATGAATTGTTTGGTCTGCGTGAAATTATTTGGCGACACATAGGATATACGGAATTGCATAATGATTTTATATTTACGGGAGTAAGATAATGTCAAATGAAAACAAAACCATCACTATTTACTGCCATCGGGTAAATGATGACGGCATGGTGAAATCAATGCGCCGTATACTTAAAAATTGTTCGTGGGAAGATAACAGCATATCAACAGCCTTACAAACAGGAAATGTATTGACTGAACCGGCAAGCATCCGCGTTTTTTGCAGTAAAAGCGGATTGAAATATGTAATGCCTCATGAATGGTATATATTGCCGGAAGATGAACTTGAAAAATATTGGACTGTTGATCTGACGAGGTCGGCACTTCCTTTGATCGTTCCGTTTGGATCAACATGGGAAACTGATTATGATGATGAATCTGAAATTATACGGATGGAAAATGAATATAAAAGAAATACTCCGGGCGTATTGAGGATAGCACGGTTCAAAGACAATCGACTTTTTCCCGGATCACACATAAGATTACAAGCATAGGGGGGGTTATGTCTTTTATATTTGAAGTTGAATGCGATATAGACCGGTTAGAAAAAACGGTTCTGTCAGACTTTGAGCCGGGTGGTGTTGCTCAATACACATGGTCAAAGATCGTTTTTGATGGAAGTGTGCCATATATGCCGATGCACACAGGAAATTTTATTAACCGTTCACAAATACATTCGGAACCACTCATGAGTCAAGGTGAATTAGAATATCCCGGTCCTTTTGCTCACTATTTATGGGAGGGCGTATTGTATGTCGATCCCGAATACGGCAAGGGTGCGTTTTTCAGTGAGGATTATGGTTTTTGGTCACGTCCGGGTGTAACAAAAATTCCTTCCGGTATTCCGTTGACATTTAATCAAGAGGCAAATCCTAATGCCGGCCCGCGTTGGGTTGAGCGAGCATCCGCTGACTTGATGCCGAAATGGGAAGCGGAAATGCAACGTCATGCTGATGCCGGTTTTCCGATGAGGTGACATAATATGCCGAATGAAACACTTACAGAAAAACAAATATTAGAACCGGTCCGGGCATTTCTTCTTACCTATCCGTACAAAACGCCGGTGAAGGATATTGCCATCGATCACGGCAAAGTAGATCAGTCAGACCGTTCCGGCGAAGGAAATGCGTTGCGGCTCACAGGGCGTACAAGAATAGGTGTTAAGAGAAGCATAACCGGTAAGGTAACTACTACATGGCGTGTTAATTTATCTTTGGTTATGTGGCGCGATACTAATGCAAACGAATTCATACGTGATATCGGTGAATTTATATTAAATTTCATGCAATGGGTTAATGACGAAAACGCAAAGCGAGGTACATCAAAACAAAGCGAGATGTTGCCGTGTTTTTCAGATACGGACAAAGAAATCATTTCTGCTGATGGCGGCGGTCAGACCGCAATGTTACCGGAAGAACGCCGCGAATATCAAATAGCATTACACTTGGATTATCAAACGGTTATATATACGCGAAAGCCGCAAATCAGCGGTTAATATAAACAATAATATTTGGAGGATTATAACATCATGGGAGTTGTTAACAAAGATGACGTAAAACGCAGCAAGCGAGAGCAGCGCATACATTTTTTAGATGTCAACACGAAAGGGCTTAACGCAACATTGGAATTGTATCTGCTCGGTGAAGATGTCGAAGAATTGATCGTTGAGGTCAACTGGAACACGAACACGAAACAAAACATTTTAGGAAAAACCGTTGTCACAAGTAAACGCGGTGATGAAAGCATTTCCGGTTTAAAAATCTTCGCTTATGAACCGGATGATCCGCTCACCGTACTCTGTGAATATCTTTACGAACAAGAGCTGGATATGGATGATATCAAACGTTGGTATTTTGAAGCGAAAGTTGACGATGATGGCGAAACGATCACAGCATTCAAAAAAATTGCCGATGTAAAAGTAACGTCTGTCGGCGGCAACGCGGATAATCCGGACGGTTACGAAATCGATCTTGTTTTATCCGGCAAAAAAATCCCGCAAACCTTTGATTTTGACGAATATGTATTTGCTGATATAACACCATAGGTGATGATATGAGTCAAGTCTTAGATTACATGCGAAGAAAGTCATTAGGAGTAAAGAGCGCATCAAAAAAGGTGCGCTCTAATGCTGTGAAAAACGACCGGAATTGCCCCGATCCTACCGGATGTGAAGATACGCTCAGATCAGAAGCCGCGATACTTGGGATCAAACTGCATCATAACAACAGTGCAGAAACCATTCAAAGAAAAATTGACGAACACAAATCATTAATAAAGGAGAGCTGTGTAAATGATACCGGAAACGAGCAGTCGTGAACCGATAGCATTAAAAGTAAAGTCCGTTGACAACAGATATCCCGTTGAAGTTGAAATAGATGGAGTTGAAACGTTTAAAATTTTCTTCAATCCGGGCGATCCTTTCACGATACGTTGCGCGGATGCACTCAGTAAAATCGAATTTCCTACCGGTAACGATTCGGCAGCATTTGTTGAATTTGCTGATAATATCGAAAAGAATCTTGATATTATATTTGGCGCAGGGTCGGCAATGATGATATTCCGATACGAAAGCGCGGAGTTTGCACTTATTAAAGCTATTCTGGACAAGGTAAGGCAAGGTCAAGCGCATTTTAAAGAACATGCAGAAGCCGCTGAAAGAGCCGCTAAAATGCAAGCTGTGATAGATGCTAAAAAAGAAGGTTCTTCCTATATTGCAAATCTATGACGCGATTAACTCAAAAATCGCAAACATATATAACGGTCAACGAGGTTGATTACGATATTAACACATCATATAAATCTGCGTTATTAACTTGGGATGTTTTTGAAGCCGCACAAACCGGTGAAATTTCTCCGATTTCTGCGGCTATTATTGCTATTGATAATATGTTGATTGCTGATGTTACCGATCTCCGCATCAATGACAAAAACTTCGTTGATCCAATGTTGCAAGCTATAGCCGAGTATTTGCGTAAATATTCTAAAGTGTCGGATAAAGACAAGAAAGACTCAAAGCCACCGCTACTGGATTTGAACCACGATGCCATTATGATTTATGACGCGTTTTCGTCAATGGGGATCGATTTGGATGAACAGGATATTACTTATGCACGATTCATGTCATTATTGCGTGAACTTCCGAAAGATGCACAAATATGTCGTATTGTCTATTTGCGACAACAGCATTTAAAGGGAAAACTGACAAAAGAAGAGCGTGCCGAATGTGAACGGCGCGGATGGGAAGTTATTAATATCAAGAACCGGAAATCGGTGCGTGATAAAACTGATAATAAAGAACATTTTAAAGAATTAAGAAACAAACGCAGAGTGGCAAAAGGATTGCCGCCTGTTTAATTGGACGGTGAGAGCATGAGTTATGACGGTAATGTAAAAATCGGTACAAAGATGGATAATACCGGCATATTCAAAGGCTTTTCAGATATTAAGAAAAAAGCAGATAAGCTTGAAACGGTATTTATCAA